GTGCATATTTTTTGCACGGGAGCGAGCTTCTTCTAGAGCTGATGGCACTGGGTCACACATGTTAATGTTTACCCCACACTTGTGCCATTTTTGAAGATCTCCACCGAACCCACAACCCACGTCGAGAATGTGTTGGCCTTCACGAGCCACGGACTGTATGAGTGTCCGTTTGGCGTCGTTGTGATTTCGACGAATCTCTTCCATGTCACCCTTATGGAATAATAACTGCTATTTCTTTAGGTTCTGTAGATCCACTAAGGTTCCAATTATACAAATAATAGTGTACGAAACCATTTCCTTTCATAAACTTATGTCTTTCTAATAGGTCTGTAGGTACACCAGCTTCGGCACTGTTGAAGACATGATATCCTAAATTTTTAGCGATGAGAAAAGCATCGTTGTAGACGTCACCTACAATGAAAAATCTGTACACCTGTCTAACTGTGTCTGTACCGTCAACGCGCTCATATGGAATGTCGTAGAATGAGATAAAGTCATCACTGTCATCATTTACATAGGAATGAATGGGTAACAGAACTCGCCAAACATAGTCCTCATCTATAATCGGAGCAATTTTGAACTGTTTGACGTGTTCCTGTAAAATCCTAGTCACTTTGGGAATATCTTCGAGGGTCATCTTTCTCCATCCATATTTACACGGTCCTCTGATTTCGTAAAATTTTTCACGGAGTCTATTTGTTTGATGGAACTGACTCTTAACCAAATGTTTAACATCTAGAAATCGGTGCCAATAACATGATTTAGATATGGGTGTTGGTATTTTTGCGACTGCCGTGTAAATGGCTTGCCATATACCCCTTTTATTCGCACGACGTTTAATCTCGGTGATGAGAAGAGGCGCCAATCGCTCTGAACGATACGAAGGATGGACACATAGATAATCTATCTGTGTCATCTTAATTTCGTGTTCCTCAACCTTAGCATTTATGGATGTACTCGCAATGAATCCTACGAGTTCCTTAGTGTCAATTTTACGAACAGCTATACTATCTTCTATTGACCACTTTAGTGTTTCCACCGTGTACGAAAGTTTAAATCTACCATTCTGTACGTAGTGTTCCCTCAAAAATTCACACGCTTCTTTCAGACTACACGAAGACCACACGAGACCATCCGGGAGTTTAGTCGTCTTTTTGGAAACTTCTCGAGAACTATCAATTTCACCTGGAGCTGTATCCTCTCGGGGTACGGGTTGTTTGTCCCAATATTCATGCATTCTCTATCTAAGTGGTGGCTTAAAGTTTTAAGTCATTACAAAGACATAATGTCTCTTGAGCAGGATTATACCACCGTACCCGGACAGATTTATGCGTGCCTCTCCATCGTAGGACCAGAGGCACCCCAAAAAAATGACAAGTTTGGAATTAAGATTCGAGGTGCTTTTGCGACCCGTGACGAGGCTGCCAACCACGCTAAGCGTCTTCAAAAGGAGGATCCCACATTCGATATCTATGTTGTAGACATGTACAAGTGGCTTCTCATTCCTCCCGATCCTCTCAAGATTGAGGATGTGCATTACACTAACGAGAAACTCGAGGAGATCATGACTGGTTACCGTGAGAACCAGGCTCAGGCTGCTCGTATGTTCCAGGAGCGTAAGCAGGCGATGATGGACACCAAGGTTGGCTACACACCCGGTGATGAGAACTCCAAGTTCTATACAAAGCCCGATGAGCCTCCCATCTCACACCCCGCCGAGGTCCTCGAACGTCTTAAGAAGGAGAAGCCCGATACTCCGATGGAGGAACTCGTTAAGGAGGCTGACGAAATCGTCGCCGAGGAAATGAAGGAGCGCCAGAGGAAGCGTGCTGAGGATGCCGCTAAGGCTGCGGAGTCCACGGATGGAAAGATGGAGGAGATTAAGGAGGAGGGCGAGCCCGAGGTTTCATCTGCGTAAATAATATTCATATACAATAAAACAAAATGTTCAGGATTATCATCACGATAATGCTGGTTGGAGCTTTCTTTATTTTGTTTTTTAAACCAAGCTACAATTTAAAAAACAAAACAGTTCCCGAACCCTCGACTACTGCTGGATTTATTGAAGATACGTACAGAGGTCCAATCACAGATAGATTTATTCCTCCCAAGTACGGTGAAGACATAGGCACATTCGTGGCGTATTCGACCATCCCCGAAGACCATTGGCTAAGCGGTTTCCCACAGGATCCAACTGAACCCCAGAGTTACGAGGATGCTGATACCAAGCTTTCGCGTCGTATACGTGAACTCACGTATAGCGGAGAATAACCGGTTGCATTGTTTTTCCCATAAAAAAACCAAGTAGAAACACAGCGAATGCTATGATCCATGTAGACTTGTCGATGTTTGCGAATAAATCAAACTTATCGCTCTGGGGTGGAGGTGGTGGCGGTGGATAATTCATTTCACTTGGATGAAAATAATAATGTTCTTCATTTTTATTATCTTCATCTTTCTCCTGATTTAAAGGGTCGAGATTTGGATTATATTCAATAGGATTGCCTATGTCAGTTTCCATTTTCTAATATAGTTTTTGTTTTTTTTAAGCGTCTTCTTCCTCACTTTCACTCTCATCGTCCACTACAAAATCTTTGAGATTACCATTTTCATCAGCATCGTCGTCGTAGTCATCCTCATCGGAGCTGTACTCCTCTTCATCCTCCGTGTCTATATCAGAATCAATGACGGAATCGTGTTCATCAGAAGCGTAGTCATCCTCGAGAACTTCTTCGGGGGGTACATAAAGAACGGGCTTCTTCACGGTTCTTCCAAAACGAGTAGTTACAGTCATTTTTATACTTTAAGTATTGATTTGTTTAAGTAGCTTTAGGATGCAGTTTCTCCATTATTCCTGAATGTAACGTGTGAGTTCTCGCCTTACTTCTTTTACAGATGGGACACTTTTGTTTTATCTTATTCTTACTGATGATGTAGGACATCGTTTTATTTTCGTGTTCGCCTGATATAGTTTCACAATAGGTAGAAGTTGTCATGACTAAAAAATTACCCTTTTCCCTGGTGATATTTACAATTCCAACATCGCCATTCGTCTTCATGAACTTATTGATAAAACTTTCGAGTCCTGGTTTTACGTCTGAGTGTTTAATCTTGGGCTTTTCCACAAACTTTTTAATTTCTGGACACAACTTGATGTTCTCTTTTTTGGGATATAATCTCTCAACAATGTCTGGTGTGAGTTGGTGACGACGACCACAGAAATCTTTACAGAAGCCATCCCTCCTCCCCCTGATGGTCTCACAGCGACAGAAACACTTTTGAAGAATATCCCTTCCACTAATTATGAACCACACATGGTTTGAACTGTGTGTCCTTCGTAAATTTTCACAGTATTTAGAGGTTGTCCCCACCAGATAGGTCTCCTTAAATTTAAAAATCTTCGTGATGTAAGCATCGCCCTGACCCTCCATATGTCGACGAATGAATGATTCTACACGGCACCTGAGGTCTTCGTCGCATACTTCATCTTTCATCTCAGCAGTGGAGAATGAACCCTCTTTTATAGAGACGGAGGGTGGTTCTACCGTGACATTCTTCGGTGCGTCCGTTCGAACAGCCGCCATCTTGAGAATTTTAAGGTCTGGTGTTTGATTTATTCTCATCATCGTCGAAAGGGGGTCTTTCGTGTAGATGAATAGAGGTAAGTAGGGAAGTTGGTCGATGTGACCTTTGTCACATTCTTCACACCCTCTACCATTGCAAGCGTCATGCTTAGCTCTCTTATGGGACCACGGCATCCTGAAACCACTACCCCTGGATTTACGTGCGAGACTGCCATAGACAGCTGCGTCTATGATTTCATTCCAATCCGTTCCACCTCTAAACTTGGAGAGAGCTATGAGAATATGTTCACGGAGGGCGATGGCCGAAGCCTGGTCTACGACGAGATCAGACCAATTGAGATGTACACCAGTCTTCATTAGGGACCCACACGGTTTAGGGAGAGCTACAGATATGAGACATTCGACTGGACTGTAGAGTCTCACCGTTTGGCATATAACTTTACAGATGTCGTGAATATCATCGATACCCAAAGGATCTTTATCCTTGTAGTCGATATCTACGAAGAAGTTATACGTCTCACTCTTTTGTTCTACGACATAAATCTTCTTTCCCGTTCTGACGGCTTCTATGTACAAGTCATAAAATTCATTCAAGCTATCAAATGGCACAGAGAGTTTTCCTCCGTCCATGAGCACATGTGATAGGTTGGTTGCATTGTTGGCGTACCATTTATTAAACATACCTTTTTATCTATTGTCATCTCTAAACCACTTCATACACGATACATCTGGGTATTCCTTCGACTGTGAGAGTTCCTTCTTAAAGGTGAGGAGTTCGTAGACAGTCTTATTCTCATTTTCCTTGTACCACTCCTCTATTTCTTGGTCACACAGCCCCCTGTTCTTTTCGAGTAAATCGCCAATCTGTCGTAAAATAAAAGCCTTGGACTTCATTATTTAATAGAGAAGGTTTTTCTATTGTGAGAACTTATACACGCATAAAATTGTGGATTTCTCAAAACATTATCGATTATTAATTTCCAACGTTTACGTGAGTTAAATTCCTCGAGGGTGTCATAACTCATGTAATCGTTTTCGTCATGGGTCTTACGAATTGGTTGATTATTGAGTTTTTTTAACTGCATTTTATGCTTCTCCTCATAGAACTTTCTTACCTGAGCATTTTGTTCTGAACGAGTGAAGTTTACAAAAAATATGTACACGTTATATTCGAGTTCTACATTTTGACTTTCCCTGACTGTAAATTTAAATTCTGTATACTCACCATTTTTTAAGGAAACGACTCCACGTGTCTCCTCTTCTAATTCTCTTAGGGCACATCTGAGAGGATTGAAAATTTCTCTTCGCCTACACCCTCCAGTGACAAAAATCCAATCCTTGAAGCGCCAATCCCTTACTGTGAGAAACCGAGGTTTCCCATCAGCAAAGCTAACCGGTATTGCAATCGCTTTGTACTTTTTCATTGCGCATTCGCAAGTTATAATAAGCCGATATGTTTATTCCTCAGATTTTTCCTCCTTAACCTCTTCCTCCTTCTCTACAGTCTCAACGGGAACGGGTTCGGGAGGGGCCGACAGGTGCCTGACGACCTGAGTCGAAAAGTTCTTGAAGCCATCGATATCCTGCTTCGTCTTGTTCAACTCTTTAAACAAGAAGATGATGCCTAGAACACATACGATGATACCCACGATAAGAAGAGTATCTTTATTTACTGGAACCATTATACTTGAAAATATCTTTTTCTTTTTAAGCATTCTACATCACGGCACCCATTTTGGTTTTACCAGCTGTAGGACACTCGTACGGGGTCTGAGCGAATTGGACGGCTTCGTAATGCGCATGTTCACACGATTTGTTTGGTGAAGGGGACGCCTGGGGCTGCCCGACAAACTTTTCGAGTGTCCTGGAGTTAGGATCGTACGTCAATACAAAAACGATGGCGAGGAGGAAGACAATCTTCCAAAACATCATATACTATTTAGTTAGAATATAAAAGACCACCCATACCACTTTCTATGCGTAATATGTTGTAATTTACAGCGTAAATGTCATCCGAAGAATTGAGTGTGTCGTTAATGATACGGGCCGAATCGAGTCGGCTGAAGTTAAGGGTGCCTGTGGGCTGGAGCTTTCCAGTTTCGAGGCAGAAGGGGTAAGTGAACAGATTGGCACCTGGGGTGGAATTACCGTGGGAGGTGTGGTAGTAGAGAGGCACAGAAGTGAAGTTGGGGTTGGCAAACTTGAAGTCGGCCACGTCAGTGCCATTGATCTGAAGC